GTCCTGCTTGACCACTTCCTCCTTCTTCACCGCTTGGAGTAGGTGGTTCTTTTGCTTTTGTTAAAGTTGTTTTTAATTTTGATGCTTTTGGTGCTTGGTTCATAGGATTGAAATTTTCCATTTGAACACCTGCTTCACTATCTTGTGGAGCATATACATTTTCTTTAGTTAATGATGCAGGGTTATATCCTCTTGGTGCTACATTATCACCTGGTTCGGCTGTTCCTGGTAATCTTGCTGATGTTCCTGCTGTTCTAATTTTTGAATATAATGCTGAACCTGCTCTTTTAATTGGATTAAATGCTCCTGCTTGATTTAATTTACTTATTGCTTCAGGAACTGCTCCTGCCTGAATTGATAAATTAGATAAACTTTCGTGTATTTCTCTCAATTTTTCATCATTAACTATATTTGAAAGAAAAATATTTTGTAATTTCTGTCTTTGTGTATTTGCAATTGCATTTAAACGATTATTTTGTCTTAATGTAACACCCTCATTAAGTGCTGATCTTATACCACCTATGTTGTCTGCATAAGATTTTAAACTATTTGAATACCGTTGAATTGCTCCAGCTTCCATTTTATATATTATTAATAAAATATTTTATTATAAATATATTATAAATAATGATTAAAAACAAAAAATATGTGCCTGATAGTTTATCCAAAAAAGATAAAGCTAAACAAACTAAATCTATTAAATCAGGAACTTTAGAAGATAGACCAAAAGTTAATTACCCAAGTAAAAGAAGTCAGTATGTTATTAAATTTGAAAAAAAATATAATCGTCCAATAACTGATTTACAATATATTTATAAAAATATTATTTCTAAAACAGGGGTGGATAAAATATTTGAAAAAGCATTAGCAGCATATACATCAGGAAGCAGACCTAATACAACTGCTTCTGCTTGGAAATTTGCAAGATTAGCATCTGTTATTGTTGGCGGTCCAGCACGAAAAGTTGATAATAAAATTTGGGAAGAATATAAAAAATAAAAAAAATATATGAATTCAAAAAGTTATATTTAGAAAAAAAAAATATTTATATTATATAAATGGATTTAGATATTTTACCACCTGATAGTGATGTTTTTCACAAAAGCGAAAAAAAAACTTCTACTAAACAAAAAGATCATTTAATTAAAGCACGAGCAAAAGCACGAGAAACTATTGAAAGACGAAGACAATTAGATAAAGAAGCAAAAGAAAAAGCAATAGCAGAAGAAAAAAATGAAGAAGTTGAAGAAGAAGTTGAAGAAGAAATTGAAGAAGAAGAACCTAAACCAAAGCCAACTAAAAAGAAAGTTGCTAAAAAGGTTGAATTAACAGAGGAAGAACAAGAATTAAGAAGGTTTGAAAAATTTATGAAAAATATGAACCATTATGAAAAACTAAAAGAGCAAAAAAGAATTGATGATGAAGAAGCAAAAAAAATAAAAGTTTCATTTACACAAGAAGAATATGATGAATTATTAAAAATATTAGATGAAAAAGAAGGTAAAGCAAAACAAGAACAAGAATTAAAAGATGCTATACCTACTGCTCCTAAAAAGAAAGATGAAGAATATTTACCTGAAAGCATAGTTCATTCTTTAAGACCAAGACCAGTAACACGAGGAAGATTTAGATAAATAATTATTTTGAATTCTTTACATATTGTTCCCCTTATTTTAATAATTTTTTTATACTTTTAGTTTGTGTTTTTGATAATTTCTCTATTTTCTTTTTTTCTTTTTCGTCTAATTTTTTTATTACATATTCATTTATCATTCTTATCATTTCATCACGATCACCCATTCCATTTTTATTTAAATCAGTTTCATTTTTAAAAAACGATGTTAAATAATTTCCCATTATAATATTAAATTATAAAATAATATATAATTTTTATAATTTAATTTTATTTATTTGAGAGAATAATCCAAATTTACTTTATTTATTGAGCCATAATAACTGATGGTCCTTGCTGGATTATAACATTACCATTTTTAAGAGCAAATCCTTTTACTACTTCAGCAAAATAGTATGCATTATAATTGTAATTATTATGAGTATTTGTAGCGAATTTACGATGTAAAACTTCTATGGGTTTTTGGTTAATATAAATAGCATCATCATTAGCATCACCAGGCATAGTGCTTAAATTGACCGCAGAGAAATGCTGTCCTCCAGCAAGTTCCATACTATCAATTCCTTTGAATAATCTGTATGATCCATTATGTCCTGCAGAATTTGTATAAACGCTTTCACTAAATGGTAAAGCATTAGGTTGAAAATCAAAATTAGCAGTTTTTTCTACACAAGTATCTAAACTATATAAAGCATTATGTAAATAAACTGGAGAATTATACACCTGACGAGCTTCATGAGCTTTTAATGCAGGATTTGTAATTGGTTCAGGGAATATTAAAGTATCATTTACACGAACATCAAATGTATTTGGTTTAGGAGTAGCCAACATAGCATATTTGCCGTAGAATGGATTATAATGACGAGGAACTTTTGATACATTACCACCAGTTATAATACTGGTACGATCATTAGCATTAAAGCACCACATAATATTTTTAACATTAAATCCTGAAAGTGGAAGTTGATGGATTACTTCTCTTTCATTTAATTCAGCACCAGTTATAGGATCAACAGTTCCCATAGAAGCAACATTTGAAATTACATCAGTATATTTGAGAGCCATACCACGAGTAGCATCAACTTGGCGATCAATATCTTCCATACGCTCATTAGCATAGTAGATTGTATCTACATACATAAGACAACTTTCTTTTACTAATGTGCAAGTATTATTGACTGGGGCAGGAATATTTGGAGGAGCTGTTGTTGCTCCATTAAATTCATTTACACAAAGAGTTCCAGTTCCATTTACGGCTTGGTCAGCAGCTGTTGTTTGTTTATTAAATTCTAAATCTACAACTACTTCTTCATTCATTAAGAAAAGTGGAAGTTCTATGCTGTCTAATATTGGGAATAATTCACGAAGATATATAGTCCAGCACGGAGTAGTATCGGCACTACCAGTTAATTTCATATCAACAGGAAGAACACTATCATCAGGACTAAAAGTATTACTTTCTACTTGAACTCCTGTAGGTTGAAATTTACCAGCATCAGGATTATTATTTGTTGCTCCTCCAACAGAAGTGCCTACTTGTAGAGGAACAAGAGTATTATTAATACCTTTCATAAATCTAACATAGTTCGCTCTATAACTTGGTGTATTATAAGCATGGGTCATACTTCTATAATATCCTAAATCTGTAATTTCACAAATTCTTTTAGCACCTACACGAAGAGTAGCTTTTTTAATTAAACTATAGATGCCTGAACCTAATGGAAGCATACCACTTCCACCGCTTGTAACCAATTGGAATTGAAGACATGTATCACGAGAAAGAATACCTTTATTTTCAAAGACAAAACGAGCATTATTATCATTTATGGTAATAGGTTCTAAAGTTGAGCTTTCAACACGCATTACGGCAGGAATATCATCTGTTTTACCAAGAACAAGATCGCTGGGCTTTTCCATTTTTATATATTAATAATAAAATATTTTTTTATTAATATATTTTTTATTTTATTAATTATTTATTCTACTACATTTACTCCAACTGGAGAATATTCGGCAACATTACGACAGCGAACAAAAGTAAATAAACTATTAGCAGTTGTATCATTAAGACCTGATTGAATGCGAACAGCATATTCACGATCTTTGAAATTTGCACCTTGCTTTTGGCTGTCCATAGGAACGCCTAAAACAAATGTACTATCAGGATCTAACGCCATAGGATAAGGAAGACCAGCGGTTTGTAAAGATCCAGCAAATGCTTTTTGATTATTTATTCCTACATTACTCATGGGGTTGAGAGAACTATGCTGATTTTCATATAATGTAACACTATTGAGAGCTGGTTCAGCAATCATACTTTGAGGATTACCATCAACACCTTCTTTTTCACTATCTAAAATAAAGTTATATGGGAATAATTCACCTGCTCTCATATACTGAACTGTTCTAATTGGTTGTTTAGTATCGGCTGGTGCTTCAGGACCAGCAAGGCGGAAACTATCATTTACACGATTTGTGGCTTGTGAAGAAGGAATAAAAGTATGAGTAACTGATATTGCATTTTTGCAACCAAATCTTAAATTAGTAGTATTATCACTTGATAATATTGTTGAATGAAGCGACTGAATTGTATTAAATCCTAAAAGACCTGTTGAAGGCATTTTATTAAATAATTCTTGTGAAGGTTTTACTAAATCAAAAGTTAAGAAAACATTTTTTAATTCATAATTATGGGTTGTATTTGCAGAAACAGGGGTTTTTACACCATGAGCATCATATACAAAAAATGGTTGTGTAACAGCAGCATTTTGTGCTAAAAGAAGATTTAATTGCAATCCATGAAATCCTTTTTCACTAATATTTAAAGGCATATCCCCAAACATACCTACCTGAATAGGAATAGAGAAATTTGTTTCTAAATTAGCACCACGACATGTAGTAATAGATTTAGAACCTAACATAGGATCTTCTAAATTTAAGCCGTTGTTATAATCAAAAGAATTATTCATAAAAGGTTTTGAACTGGCTAAATAACGATTGTAGTTTCTTACTGTTTCTAAATTACGACCATTTAAAGTTTGAATTGTAGCTTCTTCAATAACAGAAGAAATACCAATTCTATTATTAACAGTTGAACCATTATCATCATTCGCTACACTTTCAGGATCATTTACTGGTAAATCACCTGTATCATTTTTCAAAACAAATGTTCCATTTAATCTTAAAGTTTGTGGAAGTAGAAAAGCTGGTTGTCTTGCAATAACGAAATTGATTTGTGGAAAATTTGTAGCGGAGAACTTATTGCCTGATGGCTGGTTATTTGGGTGTAACGATACTCTGCGACGCTGTGCGTTGATTTGGACACTCATCTTTTTATATATTAATAATAAAATATTTTTTTATTAATATATTTTTTATTATAATTTTTTACATTTTATTTAATTAGCAACTTGAATTCCTCCTGATGTTACTAAAATACTTCTAATATGATGTATGAAATGCACTACAAGTTTAGGGAAGGTTTGAACTGTATCATATTCTGCTTTTAAAGTTAAATCACCAGCTTCCATTAAATTATAAAACATATCATTTCTTGCAAATTGGCGACCAACTGCAAAATTCATTAATACGCCATTAAGAGAAGATAATTCCATATCAAAACCTTCTACTGCTTTGATTAATTCATTAATATGCTGTGTTTGAATTAGAGGGTCAGCAAGTGATGCTTTTTCTACTAAAACTTTACGCTGGGGCTGTAATCCATCACGCCCAATATCATACTGGTAATTGGTTAAATTATCAGGTTGTCCTCGTAGCGATTGAGCTGCTACTGAAAGCTGTTCGTTTTGGTTAAGTGGAACACTTAAGACGGCTAATGCTTTTGTAATATTTGGAATAGAAATTAACTGACTGGTTGGACCTTGAATTGCCTGTAAATTTACAAGTCGTGTTTGGGTAGTTGCTAAATCTAATCTATAACCACTTGATGAATTAGCAGCACGAAGGTCAGCAGCTACAACGCTTTCGTCCATATCAACCCTTTTAATATTATATTGTAAATTGGAAATAGTAAAATTGACTACATTTCTACCTGCTTCTATAAGTGTATCCCTTGTTGGAGCGTTTGTGCGATTTGCTATAGTTGGTGTTAATACATTAGTTCTCTCATTTTCTTCTACAAAAAATCCAAATCCTTCTAAATTATTTCTAAAAGCGTACGATTGTGTAATTCCTGGATCTAATGCAGATGCTCCACCTGTTAATGTAGAAGCTTCAATTTCATTACCAACACCGCCAACCAACGCTTTTTCAGGAAGGAAAAATATTCTTGCACCTTTATTTGTATCACCAGCACCTGGTGTTTTAGCAATACCTGTAATAATACCTAAAGATTTTTTGGAAGCTGCTGTTTTAGCTGTATCAGCAATATATAATCTATCACCTACTGAAAAAGGCATTAATACATTTGGGAAGCAAGTTGTATCATCATATCCCATTTTACCTGGTGCTTGTTGATTTACTGCTTTGATTGGATCACGAGCAGAGCCAGTTCCAAAAATGCCTAAATCGCCTGATGTATGAGCAGTTATTTGTAATGATGGACTTGTAGAACCAAGATCTATGTGATACTGGTCATTAGCATTTGAAATTCTTAAACCACCAAGTAGATTAGCATTAGCAGATACTGTTAGGGTTGCGGCAGCTGGAGTTCCAGCAGTTGGTGTTCCAATTGTTAGTGCCTGACCTGCTTCAGGTTGAGTTTGACCTTCGCCTAAACAAAACCATTCAGCACCGCTGATTGGACCATTTGCACCACCGCCTGTAATAGCAGTTACATTAACAAAACCTACTACTTGACCGCCTACTGAAGCAGTATAAATAAAACCTACTTTATACCCATTACCTGGTGTTGTGTAGTCAAATGCTGGGAGAGCAGCATCGCCACCAGCAGCAACAATTTCAGGCGAACTATCAAATATATTCATATCTTTTGGTAATACCATGTTATTTATTCCAATACCCATAGAACCAGTTGTGAATTCTAAAGCACGGCGATAATCTTCCATCTGTATTTCGGTGCGAAGACCATTAAAAACAGCACAAGGAATAAATTTATCACTATCATAAAAATCAGTTTTTATAGTTCCACTAAATTGAACTGATTTGGCTGTATCAGGGGCGACAACTGTTCCAGCTGCATAACTATCAGCTGTTGGTTTCCAATATAAATTTTGATCTACAGAATTATTGGGCTGAACACCCTCAAATTCCGCTCTATGATTATCTACAGATGTAGTTTTTGTATATTGAAATTTCTGTGCAACTAAAGTATTATATTGTATAACTTCTTCTAAAAGGTGTGAATTAGTTACATCATAAGTTCTAACAACATTAAAAAGAGAATGAAGTCCAGCATCACGAGATGGAATTGGATTTCCACGCCCTTCCATTTTTATTGAAAATGAAAAATTGGATTGACTTGGAAGAAAATATCCAACATAGTTTGGAATTAAAAATCTAACATTACGATTTTGATTTTCACGAGTAATGTCTTTTTGATTTTCAGGTTTTATTACAATTGTTTCACTAATTATAGGAGCTGTGGTAGGCACATCGGTGAGATCCATTTTTATATATTAATAATAAAATATTTTTTTATTAATATATTTTTTTATTAATTAATTTGGATTTTGAATTTCAATTTGCGATGCTTCTAAATTTACAACATTTCTATCTAATTCAATACAACCACATTTTACTCGCTTACATCTTGATTTTAAAAAATATGTAAGCACTATTCCACTACATGCTGAAATTGCTCCTACAAATGTTAAAATAAAAGTCCCATGTTTATCTAAAAAATCAGGTTGAGGACCACAAATTTTATCAGGATTTATACATTCAACAGGACAGCTTATCATTATTCTTACATATTATTATTTTCTGTTTTTTTTTCATCTAAATTTTTTACCCTAAATATTAATTCAGTTGGGTGTTTTAATCCTTCAACTATTTTACCTGTATTTATTTCACGCAAACGGAATGATAAATTATATAAAAATTGTTCTGTGGGTAAATCACATATTACTGGTTGAGAATATGGTGCATTATATCTAAAATGTAATTCAGGTTTATTTGAAACATCTGCATCTTCTAAACTTGGTATTATTCCTACAATTGGTAATCTTGAACCTACCCCTACTTGCTGATCACGAACATTATAATCTTTTGCAATATATCCATCAATTGGAATATTATTTACTTCTACTGCTATACTTGGTAATTCAGGAATTACTATTGGAGCAGAAGCACCATTAAATGTAGCAGGACTTGTAAAACCTGCTTCTTCTGTATAAACACTATGTAATCCTATATCTGCACCTAAACTTCCACGATTTGGTCTTACTTCATTTTCTCTTATTTTTCCTGCATCTAATGGATATGCTTCTGCATCATCTACTATTTCAAAACCTGTTGTTTTAGTTTTTAATACTATTTGGGGTCTATGATTTTCATCAATAGTGCTGGGAAAAGGAGCCATTAATTCAGGTTGAGTTGCTCCTAATGATAAAAATTGTAAATTCTTATTATAATTTCCATTTATACCTTTAACAATTCTATCACCTTGAAAATAATTATTATTTGAATTATATTCTGTTAATTTACCAGTAATTTCAGTATCTTCATTTTCAGGAGGAACAGAACCTTCTAATGTTTTTGGATATTGTGATATACTTAAATGTAAAGGAAATGTTCTTGATTTTTGTGTAAATTCAAATTTTTTGAATGCTGGACCACTTGGAATTTGTCCTTGAACTTTATCACCTGTTTTCATTAAAAGTTGCTCTTCTTGAAAAGTTGCTCCACTATCTTTTGAAAAAGAACAAAATATTTCTTGTTGATATATTCCTTTTTGTTTAAATGTAATTTTTATTCTGCTTTCATCATTTACTTCAAAATCACTTGTCCAGTTAGTGGGTGGTGATCCTGTTGTATATGTTAAACTATTCCAAGTTCCTGGTCTTGCTTTTAAAAGCACTACATCATAATTTCTATTACCACCAGTATTAGAAAAAAAATCTGTTATTTCTCCTTCATCTGCAAAAGCACTTGTTGTAGGTTGAAATTGTCTTATTTCAAATTCTACAAATTTTTCAGTTGTATTATTATTACTTAAAGGTCTTACTTTTACAGATATATCTTTAGAATAATTACAAGGATAAGGTGGTATATTACCAATTAAATCATCTATTCCTTTTTGTGTTGCTTGAAATATTTGGTCATTTACTAAACCAACTTCTGTAGGAAGATATTGATGTATAAGTTCTGCTTCATCAAATGGTCTTTGATTTCCTAATAAATCAGCATTATCTACATCTACAGAAGCACATAATTCAGTTACTATATCTTCTTCAGTTGTTGAACCAAGATTTTCAATTACAAAAGTGGCTGGGTCATTTAACATTAATGGACCTGCTGATGATGTTAAATCAATATGTTCTCCGCCGTCCATTAAAACTATTTCTTGCACTTCTCCATCAGCATTTACATCTTCAATTCTATATACAGGCATTTTATAAATATCAGGTTCTCCAGCTCTTTGTAAAAGACCTTGCGTCATTCCTGCTAAAGCAGTTAGTCCAAATGTTCGGTTGTTAAATCTACCTATTGTTCCTTGTATATATCTTATTTTAGTTCCATTAATTTCTTTTTCATTAGGTGGTTGTAAAATATTTCCTAAATTAATTGCTTCATCATCTTTTACTTGAAGACCAAAAACTAAAGGACTGGTGCTTAATCTAAATTTTAATTTTTCTCTTTCTACAAACTGAAATTTTAAAGTTGATGTTGATGTTTCTGCTGGTGTATCATGTAATTGAATTGTAAATGCACGATTAGGTAATGGTTGAGTATCAGTTACATTAAAAATCATATTACCATTAAAGGTATTTTTGTAAAATTCTTTTCTGCGATCATCAAACAGGTCTGTATCATTTCTTGGTGGAAAATTTAAAGTAAATTCACCACGAGTATAAGGTCTTCCTCGTTTTTCATTATTTATATTTGTAGCAGGAGTAATAAAAATACCATTTTTTTGACTATGGTTAGATACTCTTCCAACATCATCTGTATAATGAAATAATAATTCATCTTTTATAAAACTTTGTTCAAAAGTGGTTGGATCATATTGTGTTCCTTCAACATCTGCTTCTAAAGTTAAATAAACTTCTTCACCTGTTGCTGGTGAATATATTGAACTTCTCTCAAAAACTTCTGTTGGTTTTATTATATATTGAACTTCACCACCGCCTTCAAAAATACCTATGTCTTTAGTAACCGTATTAAAAAATTTATCTACATTTTCATTTCCTATATCCATTCCAAAATATGATGCTCCTACTGCTTCACCATCTAATCCAAAATCAAAAGAATTAACTACTACATCTCTTGATGCATTTAAAACAACGTCATCATATACTGGTGTTATTGAAAGTATTTCATCGCCACTATCATAATTATAATTGTCTATTAGTCCTCCTCGTGTTAGTAATAGTTCTTCTTCAAGTAATTCAGTAGAACCTAAATCAGGTGTTAGAACTGTTCTAAATGCTATATTAAATTTACCAGTTGAACTATCAAATTCACACTCCCACCCTCTCCATGCATTACAAGGCACGGCATCATTTAAACTATCTTGAATTGCTATTGCTAAACTATCAAAAGTATAAATACCTGGTGGAACTTGTGCAGAATACATTTCTCCAGCTTCTATTGGACCTAAACGAAATAATAAAAGATTATTTGGTGCTGATATAGTAATTTTATTATCTTTACGAATTACTGAACTTACAAGTTCAATTTCAAATTTCTTAACTTTAATTGGTTCATCTAACTGATTTTGAAAAAGTGCTGCTGTTAGATCTATAGGTTCATTACTATCTTTTTGGGCTGATGTAGCGCAAAGAAACATTTTATTATATCTAAATATTTTATTTTTTTAAAATATTATATTATATTATAAAAAATGAAATTATTAAAAATTTCAAAAAGTGATAAACCTGAAAAAAAATATGTTGCTGTTTTTGAAAAGGAAGATGGTAAGAAAAAGAAAACTTACTTCGGTTCTGCTGGAATGGACGATTACACGATTACAAAAGATAAAGAACAGCGTAAAAGATATAGACAGCGACACAAGAAGGACTTATCTACTGGTGATCCTACTCGTGCTGGTTTTTTATCCTATTATATCCTTTGGGGTGATAGTACTTCTATAAATGAAAATATAAAAGATTATAAAAAAAAATTTAATCTTTAATATTATTATAAAATGATTAAAGCACCTGCTGAAAAAAAGAAGGAAGTTTTTGAAAAAAAACCAAAAGCTACAAAAGTCAAACCAAAACCAAAACAGGGAGAGAAAGATGAAGAACAATTATATGATAATTTAAAAATAAAAGAAGGAGGATTGAGGGCTTCTCTCAAAGTTGATAAAGATTATAAATTTACAAAATCTAAATTATCACCTTTATTGAAAAAAGAAGTTGGAACTACATTTAAGTTTGAAGGTAGAAATATTAAGATGACTGAAAAAATAAAGAAACAAGTTCGTTTAGCGATAAATATGATGAAATAATTATATTATTATATATTAAATGAATTTTATACAAGGTGATTGTCTTGAAAAAATGAAAGATATTAGTGATAATTCAGTTGATTTATTATTTTGTGATTTACCTTACGGACAAACAAGTTGCAAATGGGATTGTCTTATTGATTTAGAATTATTTTGGAAACAAGTTAATAGAATTTGTAAAGCAGAATGTCCTATGTTTTTTACTTGTAGCACAAAATTTGGAGTAAGTTTAATAAATAGTAATCCAAAGAATTTTAGATATGATCTTGTATGGGTTAAATCTGCTCCTTGTGGTTTTTTAAATGCTAAAAAGATGCCTATGAAAAAGCACGAAATGATTTATGTTTTTTATCGTAAATTACCATTTTATGATTTAAGCTCTCATAGTCATAAATTTTTAAAAGAACAAGTAAATCCAAGAAAAGAAAAAAATGCTGATACATTATATCCAAATAGATGTGAAATAGCAACTATTAGTAAATATGACCCTCCATTACCTAATTCAGTAATAAAAACAGAATTATATTCAAGTGAAAATAAAGAAGAACCGAGAGAATTATATAGAAATAAAGGGGATATGTATGACCCACCTTTACCTAATTCAGTAATAAAAACAGAAGAATTATGTAAATATGATGTTAATAAAAATGCTTATGGTGGCGGTAAAGAAGGGAGAATAAAAATATCAAAAAATAAAGAAGATCATCAAGCTAAATATGACCCACCATTACCTAATAGTGTGATAAGAAATGATACTGGTTGTTATGGTAAAGTTGATAGAAGTTTAACAAAGCAAGAGAGAAATACTCCTAAATTAGAAGAATGTTTTGGAAAAGAATATTTAAAAAATAAACCAAATTATAGAGAGATTAATCCAAATTTAGGTGCTAATGGGACTGATAGTCATATATATGAACCACCATTACCTAATACTTTATTAGAAATAAAAAGTGAAAAAGGCAAACACGCCACTCAAAAACCAATTGGTTTAATAGAATGGTGTTTGAAATATTATTCAAAAGAAGGTGATACAATATTAGACCCTACTATGGGTTCAGGTTCTACTGGAGTTGCTTGTAAGAATATGAATAGAAATTTTATAGGAATAGAAAAAGATGAAAAAATATTTAAAATTGCGGTTGAGAGAATTAATAGTTGATACAATCTGTTCCCCTTTAAATAAAGTAAATTTTCATTTAAAATATATAGTTATATATTAAATGAAAGTATTAGAATTATTTTCAGGTGGTGGTTCTGTTGGAAAAGTATGTAAATTATTAGGATATGAATGTGTATCTGTAGATATTGAATTTGAAGCTACACATAAAGTAGATATATTAGATTTTGATTATAAACAATATAAACCTGATGAATTTGATATTGTTTGGGCAAGTCCCCCATGCACTTATTATAGTGGATTACAGCGTTCATGGATAGGTAAGAAAAAAAAAGATGGAATATATACTATTGAAAAACATAATAAAGATTTAGAAAATAGTGATAAACTTGTTGAGAGAACATTAGAAATAATTGATTATTTTAAACCAAAATTATGGTTTATGGAAAACCCACAAACAGGCACATTAAAGAATAGAGAAGTTGTAAAAGATTTACCTTTTTATGATGTTGATTATTGTATGTATAGTGATTGGGGTTATAGAAAAAGAACTCGTATATGGACTAATAAAAAATACTTCATTCCTAAAAAATGCGATGGAAAAGGCACTTGTGGTAATATGATTACTATAAAAACTGATGGTGCTAAAAGACACGATACAGGTAAGCCAATAAAAGCTGATGAAAGAAATTTACATAAAAATATATTATGTAAAAGTGAAACTTTGAGAGAATTAAAAAAACATAAAGAAGATGTTAGTATGAGTATTGGTTCAGGATCTAATAGATTAGAAAGATATAGAATTCCAGAAAAATTAATATTGGATTTATTTAATTGATACATATTGTTCCCCTCAATTTTTCATTATACA